CTCTACTGCTGTTGCTCGCCCATTTTCTACTCGTTCCTGAACCACTTTCTGCGAATTGTTCATATTGTTTGTGTCTGCGACTCGTGGAGTAGGCCACGAAGAAGAGTCTGTCCCTTTTGTGCGGGGAGCCGATGCTGCCAGATGGTAATACGAACGCCCCTGCGGCGTATCCTTCTTTTTCAAAGTCAATTTGTAAATCGTCGAGCCACCCGAATCTAATAGCCGCTGCAACCTGTTCACCAAAGACTGTTGGAGGTTGGCACTCTCGGATGAGATTAAAGAAGACAGGCCAGAGGTGTCGCTCGTCATCTTTTCCCTTTCTTTTCCCTGCTGTTGAGAATGATTGACAGGGAGGACTTCCTGTCCAAACAGGTCTGTCTGGACTCCACCCCGCAAGTTGTAAGGCTCTGCTCCATCCACCAATTCCTGCGAAGAAGTGGCATTGTGTGAATCCTTTGAGATCTGACGGTTCGACATCTGCAATGCTCCTAGAATCGACCTCACCATCTGGAATGAGACCGTCTTTAATTAGTTCTTTAAGCCACTCGGCAGCGAATGAATCCCACTCATTGTAGTAATTCATTTGCAAGCCTCCTTATAAATTCCACGGTAGTCAGGCCAACCAAGGTCGCCTTCCTCCGTATCGGAGCCTCCAGTTGCGTACCAGAGAGATACCATCTCGCAATAATCATCAGAAGCGGTAACTACTTGCGGTGTATTAGACCGCAAGAGTTGTAGAGAGCTGAGCAGGATTGCGGCAGCAACGATAAAGATATATTCAAATCGCATTACCAGACCCCCTGCTTTTCTTCGGCAATCTTTTGCACATAAGTCTTAAGGGCATCGTACATTGCGTTATGTAGAGCCTTTTGAGCTTCAGCGATGTCTTGCAGCCTGCCGCCGAATGCAAACTTCATTAGTGCCTCTGCCATTACAGAGCCGTCTGCCTCATCAAATATGGCAGCATCAAGATGCTCGGCAGCATCTGCGCCTGCAAAGAAGTCAACAATCATACCTTCGATGTCGTCTTCGCTGACGATATCCCAATCAATGAAGTCTTCGCGTTCAAGTAATGCTAGACCTTCGTTACGAATCCAAGTAAAGATGTCTACACGGTGGTTCAGGTTTGTTATGGTTATCATTGCTATCTCCTATTTATATTTTTGGCGCTTTTTGAAATATAACAATTCCAGATGGATCAGCGTATGAGATTTCTTCACCTTCTTTGCTGTGATAAAGAATAGAAAGAAATTGACTATCTAAACCCCAATCATCATTATTTTCCATTTCAGACATGCGAACTACTTGCGGCTTTACATCGCCGTAGCCTTCTACCCACTGCACTAAAAACTTATGGTCATATTCTTCATAAGTTTCTTTGTCGCCTTTGTTGTCGCTTTCAACAAACTCTTCACCAAAAGCAAAAGCCATTACTTGCTCTTTTTGCTCTGGAGTACACTCAGATATCTTATTAGTTTCAAGTATTTCAATCATTTGAGCTGTAGTTAACTTTGACATTTTGTTCTCCTTTGTTGGGAAGCACATTGCCTCTCTATGGTTCCCATTCTAATGATTATGGAGATCATGTCAACAAATTTGTTTACATTTATTTACATCACTTTGTATCAATTTCACGCTCTCTGAGAATAGCCTTCTCGAAGTGATGGCACTCTGGGCAGTACCATCCAACCCGGTATGGCACATAGGTATCATCTGTAGAGCGGTGGTTGAAGCCAATTACTTCACCGGCAGTCTTGCCGCAGGGGCAGGGTTTCTCTGATAGGTCACTCATCAATAAACTCCCGGTTGTATTGATAAGGCTCTATCTCACTTCCGTACTTAGCGGCAAGCTCCATAATCAGTGTGGGGATGGGCTTTCTGTTTTTAAATGACAGATATTTCAGCTTCTCATACTCTTTGGTTGTAAGGTGGAATTTTAGAAGGTGGTATGTGTCTTCCTCCTCCTTGGCCTCTAGCTCATTCCTGGAGTGGTACAAATTAGACTTAGTAGCTAGAGCGTTTTCTCGGATCAGGTTTTGTCTCCAACCCTTTGGCGGTGGCCACGACACACCAATACTTTCTAGCGCTCTCCTAGTAAACCCACCGGCAGGCGTTCTCAGCGCGTCTATGATATCGCTTGTTTCATTGCTCATTGGCTTCTCCTTTATTTTGGGCAGCAGTGCCCATTTTCCCCCGCAAACACACCCACGGCATTAGGTGTCCTTACGCTCCCAGAAGGGAAAGCCCGAAGGCTTGGTACTCATTACGACGATCCACAAGGGTGAACCGCTCCCCCGCCAGACTTAACTGGAGGTTATTTCAATGCCTAACTCACGACCTGGATGTGTGTGTTTGCGGGTTCCTGTTGACATGGGCGGGTCAGCGCAGGAGTTTTAGGTCGCTTGTCTCTCACATTTCTGCGGCTAATTTCAGGGTCAGCTACCCATGAGCCAAGAGTACGTCTGGCTTTGCCTCACGGTCGGCACAAAACTTGGTAAAGAGAATGTTGCAGAACACAACATCTAGTGTAGAATATCCCTTGTCGGGTTCCTACTTCTTCTCCCCTATGTTACCAAGTCGGGATTTAGGGCTTAAGCAACCCACCGACATTTTTGATATTATCTCCTTTGAAGAGTATTGACAAGCCCTCACGTTGTGAAACGCCAGGGCTTTTTTTTCTGTCTGTAAAAAGTTCCGCGGAAATCGCAAAAAGTTCCGCGGAACCTACAACCACTTGACATAAGGTTTTTAATGTAGTGTTTCTTCGTCAGTATTGTGAGTGCAATAGCCCTCGAACGCTGACTTGATCTCTGGGTTCTCCTCCATGAAGGATTGGAACATGTTGATCATCAGGGACATAGTCACTACGCCTCGTTGGTCGCTACCGTCCATATCTAGGATCGCTGCCTTTATCCAGTGGTTTAATTCATCAGAGTCCATTAGCTCTACTGACAGATCAATCATCTAAACTTCCTCTCGTATAAGCGCTTTTTGCGGCCAAAAATAGACTTAATACGCTTAAGGTAGGGTACGGTGTACCTGACTATACTTGCGTCATTTTCTAGCCTATTTACCCTGTTTTCACCGATATGTGTAATTAATCGCTTTCGGTACTCAACCACGTTACCAGATAAGTACCTGTTGCATTTCTTGCACTGCCCAAAGCAATTAAGAGTATTAAATCTTAGGTGCCCTGCGCTGCCCCGGCTTCGGTAGTGCCCTGCATCAAATGTGCCACCACGGACCATGTCGCCAGGTAAGCATCCACAGCTTATACACGGCTTATTCAGGTCCCTAATGCGTATGTATCCGTTGAATGCTGCCTGCGCTTCTTTGATGTAGTCTCCGGCTGTCTTAAGTTTCTCTTTCTGCTCTTTCTGGTGAGCCGCTATCTGCTTCCTGGCTATCTTCTTAGCCGGGGCAGTCTTCGTGAATTCTATTAGGTGCTCAAAACAGCAAAAGGCCTTGATGCCACCGATTACTGCATCGGACACCAAGACCTTCTTTTTGCATAGAGCGCAGCGCCTAGTTTTTCCCTGCACGATCCTTCACCATGTCGTAGATCTCTTCGGTTAAGGCTCGCAGTTCTATTATGTCTACCCAGAGCTTTTCTAGCAGCTCGAGCTTCTTTATAGCATCCTCAACGTGCTCCTCATCGATCTCAATGTTGATCTTCATTGATCAGCTCCTTTGCTATCTTATCCACGACAGCATCAAGATCGTATTTCTGCTTGATGTGCATATTGCGGTTTGCTATGTGTAGCTCTTCGATTTCTTCTTTGCTTTGACCTTCGTAGGGAACTGCCAGATGGTTCTCTACTAGCTCGTCGTTTAGGACCCTGCCCGATGCGGTGGTAATCTGCCCCAGGTATCTGCCGTATTTATCCTTATAAGTCGTCTTGACTCTGAAATCAGGTCCTTGCTGCTCAACCCATTCGAGCACATATTCTTTGGCGAGGTTACCGAAGTATTTCTCGTCCAGGTCAGTAGTTCGGCACTCGGGTGTATCAATTCCATCAAGACGTATACGCTCGCCGTGAATCCAATGACTAAAACCAAGGTCAATATCAATATCAACGGTGTCTCCATCGATTACCCTCCTAACCTTACAGTTGTATTCGTACATTCCAGTAGTCCCCTGTTTGTAAGCAGTAAATGGTGCGCCTTGCTCTGGCTTTTGTTTCCTCATCCATGAGATGCATCCTAGACTCAATAAGCTTGGCGCTGAATATCTTCTTATTTACCGGGTACATTTTTTCCAGAGTCTTTATATCGTGCGGCTTTTTGTAAAAGTTAATTTCTCTCATCGCAATCCTGCCTCAGCTCTCGCTCTAGCGTTCTCTGACCGCCATGCTTCAAATCTCATTTGCATGACAGTGAATTGATGACGATAACGCACAGACCTTTCTATCGCTACCTTAAGCCCATCCAATAGCTTTTGGTAATCTGCGTGACTGTAAGCGTACCGCTCCTGCTTTGCTACTGGCATCTTAGCATCTTCTTTCTCTGCCTTAATCATTAGCAGGCTCTTAAGACTTTTGCGGTACTCCATCAAATAAGACTTCTCTGCCTCTGCCTCAGCATGCCTTTTTGACACCTCAGCTATGTTTAGAAAGAATTCTTCTCGCTCTTTTTCGTTCATAAGCTATCTCCACATGTGATTTTACGAGCGGCCTCCATTCTTCTGGCACTTTCTCTAGCGCGGCTCTCCGCTCCTCCTTCGTAGGAAGGTCGATGATCTGAAAAGCGTATTGTCTCGGCCAAATCATGAACAACCTCCGCTATATTATCTGTCTTCTTGACCTTGCTAAGCTCGCAAACTTGGAACCCAGAAGGCGAATGGATAACAGCGAAGGAATAGCCGTGGTCAATCGCGCACCACGCCGCATCCCTCACTGCATGCTCTGCGTCCTTAAAAGACTTCACTGCTTGCAAGCCTTTACGAACGTGTTGAAGTTGACGCCCAAAGCCTCACTGACCTCTACTACAGTCATTAGCCGAACGTCTTGCTTATTTCGCAGGTAGTCAACGCGCTGACGTTGAACTCCTAGACGAGCCGCCAGTTCAGATGACGACACGCCTTTCTTTTCTTGTAGCTCTCTTAGAGCTGCACCAAAGTTAACTGACATAGTTATCTACCACGGCACGTCTTCAGAGAACGGATCATCCTCTGGGGCAGGTTGAGCAGGCTGAGTAGCTTGCTGAGGCGCTGCATTCTGAGCAGGTTGCTTGCGCTTTACCTTGTGACGGAAGAAACCTTGCTTGCCGTCCTTTGGTGGGTACCACTTTGTGTCTATGAACAAAGGAATACCCTCAAAGTCTAGGCTTCCAGTGAAATCCCACTGCCAATCCTCTACCTTGTTTTTGTTCTTGAAGCTAGCGCCGGTGTTGGTTCTATCGTAATCCATGTGTTACTCCATACGTTGTTAAAAAGGTTATTGTGTTCCGTTAGCTTCACGGAACTCTTTGGACTTCATGATCTCACGCTCTTCGGTTGTAAAAACACCACCCTTGCTAGGAGCTTTCCATAAGATCGTCTTATCTTCATCTGTTAGGCTAAACCATTCCTCAGAAGCAGTAGAGTAGTCCTTTAAAGCAATTCCTGCCTTGATTGCCAAAACAGACTCAGCGTACTTAAGAATCGTCTGAGTGTTATCTATCAATAACTCATTGATCCGTGACTGAATCTCTTTCTCTTGTTGCTGTGCGATAGCATTAGCAACCTCGTCAGCAGTCGCATACTCTGTGCCTGCTAAGCCAAACGCCGCAAGTGCTCGACCAATAGCAGAGGTCTCGCAGTTCTCAACGTGCGATGTCTTATTGATGTTAGTAGAGCCACGAACCTCGTGAGCCAAACCAGTAGCAATCAATTTGCCGTTATCGCTAATACACGCCTTAACTACCACATCGTCGCCTTCCCATCTGACAATTTCTGTCTCAATGGTCAGGTCAGGCGCAGTTTCACGGAACGCATGTACGCGCTCAGCAACGGTGTGATATTCCTTGCCGTGGATATTTACAGGCATGATGGTTCTCCATTAAGTTGTTGACGAAGGTCACGAAGCTCTTGATTGAAGTACCGGTGCATAGCACGTTGATACTGCAAGTAGTCAGCAGAGTCTTTGGGGTAGGGGTTATCACCAAAGCCACCGCCATTGATGTAGTCAGACATTGCCTGAGCAGATGGGATTGCTTTGAGTTCTTCAGCAGATGGTCGCATGTCTATCTCCTTTTGTTATTGGAGACTCGATGCTATAGATTTATTGACTAGCTGTCAACAATAATAATTACGAATAGGTGCCTGTCTTGATCATGTTGCAGATCTCTACAGCCCTTGTTTTGACCTGCTTGCTCCACCGGGAGTCCATAAACTCGTAGGCAGCGCGATCCCAATTGCCCTCAGACATTGCAGCTAGGGCCTTGGTGAACTTGGATAGACGTGGGTAGCCCATGTTGAAACATAGGTCGATCATGCAGTCACGGCGAACTGGGTCAAGATCATCGAACCAGGGTAGATTGCGTGACAGCTCATCCTCGCAGGTGGCTATATCTGATTGCAGCAGGTACATGATCTCGTGTTCTGCGAGACCCCTAGAGAGGTTCCTTCCCACTCCGACAGTCCAAATACCGAGGCTGTCCTGATACGGCTTCTCCATCCAACCCTCGTGCCTTATCAGCATGCTAACTAATGGACTATTCTTCGTCGTCTTCATAAGCGTAATTCATCTCGTGGGATAACATCTGGCCTGCTGAGTGCAGCACCCCTATCACAGCATAGATCGACATGCCGTCCTCTAACAGCTCTGCAATCAGCTCGTGGAGACCGACGTACATTCTGTTGGCTAGAACTTCTTGCTTGTCGGTAGTATTGAGTTGCACGACGTTGTCGCTCATAGTGTCACCACGCATGGGTCAGGGAGGATAATGCCAGTAGAGAGCGTTAGAGCCGTTCTAGCGGCCTTCCTGAAGTATGACACAGGTTTGCTACAGTAGATCTTAAAATCGCTCACAACGCCCCTGGTGATGTCTCCTGGGTCGTATCCGTCTTTAAGGTTCTCTGTGATGGCGCAGCTAGCTGTCGCAGAAAATAGTAGTGAGATTGTGATAGCCCGCCATATCATGGTCGCTGATTGCATCACCTATACCTCTATCTCTGCGAACGTACTTCTCGGGAGGGTTTATCCAGGTCTTACCCCAGTTGTCAAAGTAGACCATAGTCTGACCGGCATCAGGACAGAAACCTACAGCCGGGATTCGAGCCACCATATCTGAGCCGCAGACGAATGATACCTGAGACTTAAGCTCTTTCATCTTGGCCTTAGATGGCCGCACAAACACGTTTGGCTTTCCAAAGGTTATCAGTCTGACAGCAGGGAAGAATCGGCAGCAGTGAGCTGATAGCTCTGCTAGGGCGCCGCCTAGAGAGTGACCTACAAAGATAATCTCTTTCTTGGGATCAAGCTTAGATGAGATCTCTTTCCAGACCGATCTGTGAGCCATCATGAACCCGCCATGCACCCATCTGCCGCTGTAGCGCCAGGGGAATGCAGTTAGGTTAAAGATCCAATCCCTAGCCTGCTGAGTGCCACGAAACACTACATATTGGTGCCTAGCATGCTCAATGATATAAGCCGTAGTTGAGGTTCCAGAACTCTCTATCTTCAGAGCGCCGTCAATATCCTCGTCATAGGCCTTGAGAGCGTACCTAGCTGCCTTCTTGATCAGTCTCTTGTTCACAGGTAATCTCGATACGGTTAGGAGCCACAGAGGTCGCTACAGCCTCACGGTTAGCTAGACGCTGTGTTTCTGGCAGATCGCAATACTTCTGAACCGCATTAGATACAACATCCAATGACGAGCAGTTAGCTAAGAATAGAACAGGTACAAGCAGTAGATATTTCATGATTACCCCATCGTGTTAAACCATGTCGTGATTCCGGCCACCACAACAATCCAGAAAAGACGCTCAGCGAACCGGCCGCTGACTGCATTAATTGCCATCGTGTCTATCTTTGATTCTATTGCGGTGATCTTGTCATCAATAGCTGATTGACGTTTGAACACTGTAGAAATCTGCTCCTCTGCCCTGGCTAGAGAAATCAAGGTCTCACTTAGCCTGTCAATTTTAAGCTCTACTCGCGTCAGCCGGTCTTCCATTTACATCACCACATTCGCTTGATCGTACTCTCGAGGGATCTCGTAGGTGCAAGTCATGAGCTTGCCCCCCTCAGCCTTGTAAACTATAAGGTCCATAGTATGGGCTGAATTAAACCCCATACTAGAATGCCAGCGGTCTGGTGGAGCCAAGCATCCGTGCTTAGACACGGTGACTCCTTCGAATTCCTGCACTGACGCATGATGAAAATGGCCCACTAAAAACTGCCGGTGAGTGGTTTCACCCCAATCCTTCGGCATATCCCTTGGCATGATCTGAGCTAATTTAGCAGCCTTGATCTTATCGCCGTGATGGATGCCGAGCAGCCACTTATTCCACCTGACATAATGCACATACTGAGATGATTGTAACACATTCACCCTTGGCTCTTTACGAAAGTAGGTCTCCAAAATAACCTGAACCGCCAAGCTAGTGTGGTCGTCGTGATTACCCCTAGCGACCACTAACGTGACGTTATCAACCTTCGTCAGCATCTGCTCGACGCCGTTCATTAGGACCTGAGCACACGCCCTGAGTTGATCCTCGTAAGAGCACGACATATCTACTAAAGTGCCCTTTGTGGTGCTAGCCGGGTTGCCTCTATCTGAATGCGACAGATCTCCCAATGAGACTAGGAGTCCATTTTTAGCCTCTGGCATCTGATCTACTAGTGCACAGATAGCCTCGTCTACCTCAATGGTTGCCTTGCCTACATTAAAGTCTCGGTCACCCGTCTCCTTCTTAAATGCGAGGGCCCCTATATGGGCATCCCCGATTATCACGGTAGGCATGAGGTCATCCTTACGGACCTTCTTGTCCTTGGCCTTTCGCTTTACCGGGATGACGCCCTGACAGAGTTGATCAACAAAAGCGTTGAAAGCCTCAGCCTTCTCTGCCTCGTGCATTGTCCTTCTGGTCTTTAACCAAGCCTTATTCCCTTCATTGTCTTGGGTATAAATAGACCGACCTATAACTATTTCGCCCTCTGGGACATGACGAGTAGCGTTCCAGTTGTCGGAATACCCCGCCGCAGCAGCCGTATTCTTCACATACGCAATATGATCACGCACCGTAGAGCAAGATATACCAAGTATGCTAGCAGTCATGCCAGAGTTACGATTACACTCTTCCCAGACTATAATTGTTTCTCTTTGTCTGTCGGTCTTAGCGTAATCTAATAAGCTCAAATCACCACTCCTACTACAGCCATAACGCAGGCCAATAAAATCATTCCGATAAATGTATACCCAATGCCGTCAATTATCAGGCGCTTTCTTTTGGCCCTTGCTTCCGCAGCAGCTAGACGGCTTTGTCTTATCGTCCTTCTGGTCTTTAGCATCTCATTGTAGAAAGCTTCGCCAGGACCGTATAACACAATGATCTCTCTAAGCTGCGCTTCCATCTGCTGAGTCTTGTGCTTCGCCATCTGGATCTCTAAGGCTTGAGCCTCCACTGACGAGCCTCTCAGAAACTTAGGCCCATGCTGATTCTCTTTCTCTATCTCAAGGATCTTCTCCTTAGAGTCAAAGAATTTACCTATGTACTGCGCCGTGTCCTCTATCTCGCGACCGGCATTCACCGCCTTGGCAACCATGTTATAAGCGCGAGTCGCACCAGATATACACGCTGTTATGGTTAAGGGGTCCATTAGTACGGCCTCACTTTCTCAGGGTCTGCCCTTCGAGGTAAACAATAGGCAGCAAGAGCAATGCCTCTCGGCTCGTATCTAAGTGTCCGCTCTACCTTTCCTGTGACAATCGCATTCGCAAAGTAGTTGCACCTATTGATGTCATAAAAGTACATATCCGAAGACTGTACTTCGCTATTCACTAATACCATTAATAGAAATAGGTGCGTCATTGACGTATAGCTTAGTAGCCTTTTACTAGCAGCTTCTTGTAGTCAGGGTCTGACAGCTTGCGACGGATGTACTTGGCGTACTCTTGAGTGCCGATAGATGCACCGCACTCGCGTGACCATTGCTCAGCAATGACCAGGGGAATAGATCCTACCCATCTAGCTTTGGCATCGCCGTGCATAGAGGGGATATGGTCTCTTAGCTCATGAATCTCTTTTAGTATTCCGCTTACTTCTTGGCTTCGGACTACCTGTATCTTGTTGTCCTCGGTTGTTATCTTCTCGTTTATTGACATCTTCTACTACCTCAAAGAATCCTGTTTCTAACACCTTCTTAACCATCTCGGGAGTAACCTCAAAAACGTCACCCACTTGGTAGCGAGAGCCATCTATCCACGGTTGACGTGGGCTAGTGCAGATAATTTTTGTCATATGGTTGCTTCTTATTTCTTTGTAGACTTAGCGCCACTGCACTTCCACCGCTTTCGGCTTAGGTTGTTAGGCGTGTTAGGGTCGTTCTGCTTTGCTTTGGATAAGCGTTTCTTGATCCCGAGAGATCTAGCGCAGTATGAGTCGCCCTTACTAGTACCAGGCTTAACTCTAGGACCGCCATCGCTAGCCTTACCGGCCTGCCCGTAGCTGACCTTCTTGCCCGACGCTGTGACCTTTACTTTGGCCTTACCCTTTCTTGGTGTTGCCATGCTTACCTCATAGAAAAGGCCGAGACCCCCGAAGAGATCCCGGCCTATCCGACTTAGCTCACGTCAGCGATAACGCCGTGTGCTGCTTCGTTGTCTACCTGTAGACCGAACTCTACAGAGATCAAGCGACGCTCGGCATGGCCTGTACGCGCTAGAGGCTTCTGTGAAGTAGGCTTGAGGTATGCTACTCGTGCGTAGTTAGGGTCGAGGACCAGAACGTCGCGTGAGCGGCTGAAGCGTGAAGGAACGATCTGAAGCTCACCGAAGTCTGAGATGTAGACATCGATAGCAGCGTTCAGCTTGCTGTCTTCTGCTTCTTTGAAGCGTGTAGCGTTGCCTGTGAAGGCAGATATAGTCTGCTTCTGTGAAGGGCCACAGATTACGACTGAAGGCTCAGCGCCCTGTGTCCAACAATCAGCGATAACGCTCTTGAGGAGTGCCTCAGTGATTGCTCGCTGTGTACCGTCAGTTGCCGCTGCATCAACGTAGCCTGCATCGCCAGAACCTGAAGTAGTACCGTCAGCACCGCTAGTTCCACGGTTAGCGTTAGTGCGTAGGAACGCAGGGAGACCCGCAGAAGCACGAGCAGTGCCAGAAGCACCGGCTGAGCCTGCTACGTTGTCGCAAAGCATAGTTTCCATATCACGCTTAAGCTCTTTGAGCTTGTATGCGATCTGCTTGGCAGTAGTCTGTGCATCGCCTGCGCCGTTTACAGCGTTGGCAGTGTCAGACACTTCTACAACCTTGTCAGAGATCTGCGTGTAGTTGCCCTGACGGACAGCGTTAGTTGGTGCGTCGTTACCTGGAGCAGACTCACCTTCGATTACACGGTTAGCGTTGCTAGCTGCTGCTAGTGATACTACGCCCCACTCGAAGTAAGTATTGTCCACGTTGCGACGGCCAATAGCAGACATCACAGGTGTGTCAGTTGGAGAGATGGAGATCATCGCGTCTTGCAGATCTTCCTTGATGGTTGAGACGTCATACGTCTCGTTAGTGTTAGCTGTTACGCCCATAATAGTTCACCTAAAGTAGTTAGCTTAATAAAAATTTGGCCACATCATCGATGCTGCCGGTCTTTTTCATCCGAGCTTGAGCGTTCTGCCGTTGCTTGGCTGCGCCTGTTCTACCGGTTTTCTTTGTGCCTGGCTTAACCACTGGTCTAGCGTTACTGGCTTTCTGCGTTGCCTTCGACTTCCCCTCAACGAGTTGGTCGTACTTCATGGCCTTTTGCAGAACCAGGATAGCCCTGTGGTCCATAACCTCTGATAGCTCTGCCTCGGAATATCCGATCTTGCTACCAAACTGCACTAAGTCTTCCTTGAGCTTAGATGCCGTCTTGGCGTCTCCAAACTCTGGTATTGCTTGCGCTAGCCGCTGCATCTCACCCTGGAGATACTGCTGCTGTGCTATCTGCATCTGCTGATTCTGTGACTCTGTGACCTGCTGAATCTGATACTGCTGATTCTGGTAGGTCTGTAGAGCCTCGTCATAAGATAGCTTCGCCTCCATGTATCCGATAGGGTCGTTGTTAAACAGTTCCCTTGACGGTGGTACTGGCGGTGGAGCTAACTGACCAGACTGAGCCTGATTCAATAGCTGTGACAGTTGCTGTCGCTCATTCAAGAGAGCCTGATAAACACCCTCGGCTTCTTTCTTAGCCTCGGCTGCCTCCTGCATCCCTTTCTGGATGTAAGCTTGGCCACTGAAGGATCGCTTAAGGTCATCTAGGGTTACTTCACGTTCCTCGCCATCTACTTTGACGGTGTAAAGTTCCTGTTGACCGGCGTCCTCAGCCTCTTCTGCTTCATCCTCATCTTGATCATCAGACTCATCGTCAGCCGTATCATCAAGATCCTCTCCATCATCCTCTGGCCCTGCTTCGTTAGACTCCTCTTCGGGTTGGTCTAGCAGATCCTCGTCTGTTGGATTTTCTTCACTTTCGTTGCCCATAATTAGGCTGTCTGCGACGGAGTCTATGCTGCCGTCCATATCAGTCGTATCCACGGTCCTGATTCCTTTTGTTACTTACGTTTTTCGAAGACTTTCTCGTCCGTTATAGCGGATTGGAGTCTGGCTTCGATCTTGCCTAATGCACTCACTATGGAGTGCGCTTCTTCCCTGGACTCAGAGTCCGAAGACCCAGAGTTCAGAAAGACGTTGATCTGCTCTTGCTTCAATTCGTCCATGACGGTCTTGAAGTTGTCATCCGCTAGTAATGCGCGGGCGCGAGCAGCTCGTTGTTTAATATCCAATTATACACCTCTTGGAGCGCGTTGGAGCGCCCTAAGCTTCTCTGTTTCGACACTGGTCTCATACTTGCCATAGATCTCAGCGGTCTTGATCATGAGGTCCTGGTCCATCTTATCACGCTCGAGGTCATCCTTAGCAGCGGCCTTAGCCATATCCATCTGCATCTTGGCTGCGTCTGTTTCAGCCTTAACCTGAGCCTTCATTTGCTCGGCCTGCAAATAGGCCTGATTAGGATCTACCTGCTCTTGTGCTGAAGCTCTTTGAGCCTCTTCAGCCATTGCCTGTAGAGCTGCCTCTGTCTGAGGGTCCATAGGTGCGAAGTAGCGATCTGCGTTGCGAACGCCAGACATAGATAGAATGTCACCTAGTGAGTTGCGGATCTGAGTCATAGTTACTAGACCGTTCTGAGGTCCGTAAGTCTGATACATCTGGATCTGATACTGTAAAGCCTGATTGAGTGCTGCAATCTTAGTCTCGTCCTTGCCAGTGCCCAGACCGACGTTGATAGACACGTCCATAGCAGAGTTCCACACCCTTGGGTCTATCGGAATGAATTTGCCATTGAGACGCATCATCTCTTCGTCTGTAGTGTTCTTAATCATCAGGTCTAGCATGAGCTTGAACATGCGACGCATGCCACCCTCTGCGAAGTTACGCGCAATAACCTCTACCTGCCCGGCACCTGCCTGCATAGTATTGGCTACAGCCGTCGCTGTGGCGTTCTGGAGAGCGTCTGGGTCTAGGCCTAGTGATGCCCTAGATACGCCTGTCTTTTGCTCTGTCTGGTCGTCCATGTACTGCATAGCGGGTAGGGTGCTGCCTGCAATGAATGGCACCGAGAGGTCCTGTATCGCGCCCATCTGCTTAACACGGACAATAGCGCCTATCTCGTTGTTGAGAACGTCGTCCATATTAGCTAGGTCTTCTATCACTTGCTGACGTGGGTTGTTAGTCAGAGCCACGTTGTCTAGCATGCCACGAAGCATTGACGTAGATGCGTCCTGGTCGTTCATGATCAGATCAGCTACTGACCGGCCGTAGAATGCGTGAGGCTCGGGGTCGCACTCGAACACAGCGAATGGGATCTCGTCGCATGGCATGAGGTCCAGAAGCTTGTATCCGTTGCCGCCCATTGTGAACTTGTGCAGGAGAGGTACGCCTGTGCCGTCCACATCAACGCGCATGTAGGCCTCAGTGATGAGGACCACCTTCATTGACGGATCGTTGTAGTCTTCCTCTGCGCGATCTCGGCTGTAGCCACGTCGAGCGAAGTCTTCCTCATCTACTAGGCTGTCAGTCTCTGAGATGCCTGAGAGCTCTGAGATCTCATCAAAGTCAAATCCCATTGCTACAACATCTGCCACGCGCATTTCTGTGCGGTGAGCGACTATATAGGCGTCATCAATGCTGCGAGCGTTGCGGTCTACAAAGAATTCTTCTGGAGGCACAGACTCTACGCAGAGCTTGCCGTCGTCCTTTGTCTTGATGATCTTGATGTCATGCTTGCGGCTTTCTACCTGCATGCCCATCTGGTCCATCTCGACCTCAATAATCTCTGAGTGCTCAATGACCTCAATGTCGTCCTCGTTCACAATCAGGGCGAACTCTTCGTCGCTTAGATTAGTAAACGTGTAGGTCTTGCCTGTTTGGTACTCTTCCCAGTAGATCTTGGCTATGCCGTTCTTCTTTACCAGGGCGTCGTGGAATACATCAGAGAGAACCTTGTAACCGTTGATCTCACCGAACTTCCAGTGCATGTAAGAGGTAGCCTGCTCTGCGCTTGCAACATCCTCTGGGCCGCGAGGTACGAACTCTACTGGGCGCTCAGTAGATAGGAATATACGCATGAGGCTAGGCTTGATGCCACGAATAGAGTCGCGCACCTTTGTAGCCACAACCTTAGATCGACCATCCTCAAAACCAAGGTCAGTCTCGCCGTCAAAGTAGCGTTGCGCTTTAATTCGGTCAGGTGCTATCTCTGACTCAACAAAGTCCACCGCATCAGTAATAGCCGTTGCTACGATGCTTTCAATTTCGTCGTCTGTGAGTTGCTTTGGCTTCATAGTGTCTCTGCTACTGATTTATCTGTTGAGATTGATATAGCAAGTTAGCTAGTATGGGATCACCCTTAGCTGCCAACATAGCCGCCTCTCTGGTCATTGGCTCCATCTTTCTAACACCTGCTCCCAAATTGTAAGCAGCTCCTCCAACAGCTCTTGGAGAAGAAGCGAGCGCGGTTATGGCTGCGGCAGGAACACCCGCAGCACCATAAGCTCCATAGCTTAGTAGTCCGGACGTACCCCTTTGTAATCCTCTAGGAGCAATGGGAGCCAATGATTGACCTGCTAGCCCAGACCTAAATTCAGGACCGCCTGCTGCCTCTAATTCATCTGCGAGCTTTTGTCTTTGGCCATAATTAGTCTGTACATCATCACGCATCAAAGATTGCAGCTTTCTCATTGCTGTATCAGCAGAAGCCTTGTCACCTAAAGATAGAGACCTTTCTATCTCCTGAATGACGTTGCTGCTATCTTCGTACCCCTTCATTACTTTTGCATATGTTGGAGCTTGTCTTGAAATTGTGCCCCTGATAGCTTGTACTATCTGATTTGTAGCAGCCCTTGCGTTTGCTGCTTGATCGTAAGGAAGCTTACCAACAATCTCATTGAATATCTTCTGCTTAAGAGCATCCATACCCATAGGCGTGTGGAATTCAGGATCTAATGCTTTCCACTGATTTACAATTTTCTCTATTTCAAATAAAGCATTGTTTAGAGTGCTATCAACCGGAGCGCCTTTAAAGCGAGCACGATCAGCGGCAGACTCTATAGCTGCATCGATATCATCAAAAGAAAGTTGAGTTTGATCTGTTTCAATCTTGCTCATTCCTTGTTGATACTGTTGGGATCTTTGCTGTCTTAGAAGTCTTAAGTTTTCCTTTGCAGCCTCTAATATCTGATCGTAATTACCCTGACCTGTAAGAGCATCTACAAACTGCTCAGCTTTAGCGCCACCCTCACGACCGGCTTGATATGCTCGACGTATAGGTTCT